AAATATAAAAAATAATATGAATATTGCATTACATATATTTTTAATTCTAATTAGTTTCGCAATTGCTTTTTTAGGTGTTGTCGTTCTTTTTAGTGTTGATGCTTTCACTGGTGGTATACTTGCCACTGGTGGGATTGTTTTAGCTTTAAAATCAATGGAGGTTTAATTATGGGTTTATCTTATAAAGGCTATAATATTAGTTGCAGACCTCTTAAAACTGATAATTTATGGCAATTAGAACTCGAGAGAAGTGGAGGAGAGATTGTACATACTTACACAATCGACCCACAAAAAACACTTTTATCGGTCGAAAAATTTGCACTAGATGAGGTCGACAAAAAAGTACTAGAGCAATCAAAACAATAAAATCTTAAAACACTAGCCCCACTTGTGGGGCTAGTGGCTCCCATTAATAGAGGTACCAACCAAATTCCAAAAATTAAAAAATTTATTTTTTTAATTTTTTAACTATCAAAATTTAGGTTCTTACATTATTTACCTTAACATTGTAGGAGATATAGAAGTAGTTGGCTTTGTGATGAAAGGGGTTTCTTTTTTGGGGACCCGAGGGTATAGTAAATATATATGACTAATACAGATTTGATGACCACCGATCAGCTACGAAAGAGGCTCGAAAAAGTGTGGCTTCAACATATAAAATTATGTCAGGATAACTTCTTGTACTTTGTAAAGAATGTTTGGCCTGATTTCATTTGTAGAACTGATAGTGATCCAGATAAATGGGGACATCATCAACACATAGCACATGAGTTTACTAGGATAGCTGAAAATAAAAAAGGAAGGCTTATTGTTAATATGCCTCCTAGACATACAAAATCAGAATTTGCATCTATATACTTTCCAGCTTGGATGATTGGTAAGAATCCTAAAATGAAATTAATGCAAGTATCACACAACGCAGAACTTTCAGGTAGATTTGGTGCTAAGGTAAGAAATTTAATTGATAGTCCAGAGTATAAACAAATCTTTGGTGATGTTAAACTTAGAGAAGATAGTAAGGCAAAAGGACGTTGGGAGACCAATCAAGGTGGGGAATACTTTGCAGCGGGTGTTGGCGGTTCTATCACAGGACGAGGGGCGGACTTACTTATTATTGATGATCCACATACTGAACAAGATTCTTTATCAGATAGTGCGATGGAGAGAACCTACGATTGGTACTTATCAGGACCAAGACAACGTTTACAACCTGGAGGCTCGATTGTTTTAGTAATGACTAGATGGGCTCAAGACGATTTGACAGGTCGATTAATAAAAGCAGAAACTGAACCTAAGGCAGACAAGTGGGAAAAAATTTCTTTTCCAGCTTTGATTGGTGAAGATGAAAATGTGCAACCTGTTTGGCCTGAGTATTGGGAATTAGATGAATTAGAAAAAGTTAAAGCGTCAATATCAATTAGAAATTGGTCTGCACAATACATGCAGAATCCAACCTCAGAAGAAGGAGCAATCTTAAAAAGAGAATGGTGGCAGCCATGGGCCGGGGATCTTCCAACTTTAAAACATGTTATACAATCATATGACACTGCATTTAGTAAAAAAGAAACTGCAGATTATTCTGCTATTACCACATGGGGAATATTCACGCCTCACGAATCTGAACCAGATGCTATTATGTTAATTGATGCAATTAAAGGTAAGTATGATTTTCCAGAATTAAAAATGGTTGCACTCGACCAATATAAATACTGGCAACCAGAAACAATAATCATAGAAGCTAAAGCTTCAGGTCAAAGTTTATTACAAGAATTCCGTAGAATGGGAATACCTGTTATGGATTACACTCCAGGACGTGGACAAGATAAACATTCAAGAGTTAATGCTTGTGCACCTTTATTCGAATCTGGACAAGTTTATTACCCTAGAGACGAACATTGGGCAGAAGAGGTTATTGAAGAATGTGCTGCGTTTCCTCATGGTCAGTACGATGATTATGTGGACAGCACCACACAAGCTATGTTAAGATATCGACAAGGTTCTTTTATAAAGACTTATTCTGACGAGGATGAGGTTCAATCTTATAAGGAACGTAAATATATATATTATTAAAAGGAGAAGACATGTCAAAATTTAAGAAAAAACTAAAGAAAGCAGTTATGGCTGGTGCAGCACTTTATGGTGCATCAAAACTTATGGGAGCATCTGGTCCTGTAGGAGATAAGTTTGCTAAAGCAAGAAAAGCTATGACTTCCAATGCTGCTATGAGAGGTGGCTCTGGTATAAAAGGTAGTGGACCATTAAGAGGTGTTGCCGATGGTATTACAAAACTAAAAAGATCAGACCTACCATCACCAAGAAATATGAAAAGTATTTTTGTACAAGATGATGGATCAATTATTAAAGGTTTAGAAAAGTTTAAGAATAAAGATGTTTATGCAAAAACTATGAAATCTAGAAGAGGAGATACTGGTAGTTTGAAAGATTTTGCAAATAAATTTATTCTTGGTAGAAAAACTCAAATGAGTATGGGTGGAGAAGCTAAAGTTAAAACTAAATTAAACGGTACGCTTAAGACAAAAACATACTAAGCTTTTATTATGGCTGAAATTGATAAAGTAATTGAAGAGGAAATAGAAACTCCTGATTCTGAAGAAGTTGATATTGAGTTAGAGGGAGAAGAACCTACAACAGTTGAAGAAGCTGTCAGTGAAACTGAAGCATTTTTTAGTAACCTTGCCGATGACATGTCTAGTGAGGTGTTACAAAGAATGTCTAATCGATTACTTGATGATTATAAAAAAGATAGAGTTTCAAGAAAAGATTGGGAAACTTCATATACTAATAATTTAGATTTATTGGGACTCAATCAAAGAGAAATGACTAGACCATTTAGGGGGTCGGCATCCGTGACTCATCCACTTTTATCAGAAGCAGTTACATCATTTCAAGCACAAGCATATAAAGAATTATTACCATCATCAGGACCAGTTAAAACTAGAGTTCTTGGAGTTGAAGATAATGAAAAAATGAATCAAGCACAAAGAGTGCAAGATTTTATGAATTACATGATCACTGAAGAAATGGAAGAATACACTCCAGAGTTTGATCAATTATTATTTTATTTAGCACTAGCAGGTTCTGCATTTAAAAAAGTCTATTACGATGAAGTGATGCAAAGAGCTGTTTCTAAATTTATACCAGCAGAAGATTTAGTAGTTCCATATTACGCAACTGATCTTATGGAATGTGAAAGAATAACTCATGTTATCAAAATGGGTGAGAATGAAATATTAAAAAAACAAGAAGCAGGTTTTTATAGAGATGTAGAATTGAAACCTACTTCTAGGGGACCAACTGAAATTGAAAAAAAATATCAAGAGCTAGAGGGAATTACACCTGGTGGGGATAAACAATATTCTTTTTCTATTTTAGAGATGCATGTAGATTGTAATTTAGAAGAGTTTGAAATGCAAAATTCAGAAAAACAAGTGAAAGTTCCTTACATCGTAACAATTGATGAAGGGTCAGGACAAATTTTATCTATCTATCGTAACTACGATATGAACGATGAGACTAAAAAAAGAAAAGAATACTTTGTACATTTTAAATTTTTACCAGGATTAGGTTTTTATGGGTTTGGATTAACTCATATGATAGGTGGATTAAGTAGAACAGCTACACAATCACTAAGACAATTACTGGATGCAGGTACATTATCAAACTTACCAGCTGGATTTAAGTCTAGAGGTATAAGAATTAGAGATGATGATCAACCATTTCAGCCAGGAGAGTTTAGAGATGTAGATGCACCGGGTGGAAACATCAAAGATCAGTTTCAAATTTTACCATTTAAAGAACCATCAGCTACATTATACCAATTAATGGGCTTTGTTGTACAAGCTGGACAGAAGTTTGCAGCGATTACTAACATGGATACAGGTAATGATTTACAAAATAGAGCTGTTGGCACGACTGTTTCGTTGTTAGAACGTGGTTCGAGGGTCATGAGTGCTATACACAAGAGATGTTACTACTCTATGAGAAGAGAATTTAGACTTTTATCAAAAGTATTTGCTACTTATCTACCACCAATCTACCCATATTCAGTATATGGTGCAGATCAAGCAGTAAAACAAACTGATTTCGATGATAGAGTAGATGTTATACCAGTTGCCGACCCTAATATCATGAGTATGGCACAAAGAGTAACCTTAGCTAATGAAAATTTAAAGATTGCTATGTCAAATCCTATGATGCACAACTTAAGAGAAGCATATCGAAGAGTATATGAAGCATTAGGGACTCAAGATATCGATCAATTGCTTATACCTCAAGAAAGACCAATGCCAAAAGACCCAGCAACTGAGAATATGGAAGCTATTATGCAAAAACCATTAAGAGCATTTCCAACTCAAGATCATAAAGCACACATTGCAGCTCATAGAGCTTTTATGTCTACAAGAATGGTACAAATTAATCCACAAGTGTATGCTGCATTACAAGCACACATATCTGAACACGTTTCTATGTTAGCACAAGGTGAAGTTGGAGCTATGATTCAAGATGATCCTATGATGCAACAAATGTTACAAGCAGATCCTGAAGCAGCAGAGATAAAAATATCATCAATGGTTGCTCAAAGAGTAGCAGAGCTTACAACTGAACTTGCACAAAGTGAGGCTATGGGTCAAAAACAAGATCCTTTGGTTATGTTAAAACAAAGAGAACTAGATTTAAAAGCATTAGATTTACAAAGAAAAGCAGAGCAAGATATGAACTCAAATGAGATTAGAGAAAATGAAATTGATGAAAGATTAGAAATTGAAAAAATTAAATTAGAAAATAATGAGGATCAAGCAGCAGAAAGAATTAGAATCGCTGATGCTAAAGTAGATATTGCTAGAAAGAGAGTTAAAAAATGAGTTTCTTAAAAAAAATATTACAAAAAATTTTAAACTATGATGAGTTAGATTTAAGAATAAGAAAACTTGAAAGAAAAAATTATTGGAGAGAAAAGTATCATGGCAGATCCTAAGAAAGGTACTGGTAAAAAACCTAAAAATACAGGCAGAAGACTCTACACAGACGAAAATCCTAGAGACACTGTAAAAATAAAATTTGCTACTCCTAGTGATGCTAAAGCCACAGTTAAAAAAGTAAATAAAATTAATAAACCTTTTGCTAGAAAAATTCAAATATTAACTGTTATGGAGCAACGTGCAAAAGTTATGAAAAAAAATGAAGTTGTTAAAATTTCTAAAAAAGCAAAAGAAAATTTAAGAAAGAGGTTTGCATAATGCCTCTTACTGCTAAAGGAAAAAAATTAAAATCTAAATTTAGAGAACAATATGGTAAGAAAAAAGGAGACTCTGTTTTTTATGCTATGGAGAATTCTGGTAAGTTAAAAAAAGTTATTAAAGCTAGAGTAGGTGCTGCTGCAGATCAATATGGTGGTTCAAAATCATCATCTGGAGGTAATGGAAGAGATCCATCAAAACAATATGAGACCACAAAACCAAAAGGTGAAAGAATTTCTGATACTGGTAGAAAATCATTACAACAACAAAGAACACAAGCTTTGGCAGCAATTAAACCTAGTTCAACCCCTCAAAATAAAACTATAGCTATCGGCTTAAGTCTTGTGGCTCCCTTTCCTGGAGCTGGCTATGCTTACAAAAAAGCAATAGATTCTACTGCTATGGGTTTTGGTAAAAAAAAATCAACTCAACCACCAAAAGGAGGAGGAGGAGGAAGAGAAGGTGAACAAAAAATTATAAAACCATTAGTAACACCGATACAAGCTACTAAACCTATTGATACAAATTTAGTAAGTCCAAAAGATAATTTTTTTAATTTTGTTTCTTACAAAGTTGGAGGTTTATCAGGTGGAGTAAGTTATGGACCACCTCCTAAGAAAGGACCAAACCCACAAGTTCCTCCAGTTAAAATGAAAAAAGGAGGATACAATTAATGTGGTTATCAGCTATTAAACTTGCAATGTCTGCAGGATCAAAAATTTACGAGAACAAGCAAAAGACAAAGATGGCAATGTCTGAAGCACAACTAATGCACGCTTCTAAGATGGCCCGAGGTGAAGAACAATACCAGGGCAAATTGTTAGAAGCTAGACAATCAGACTGGAAGGACGAGGCAGTTTTAATAATTCTCTCGACGCCCGTCATGATTTTGGCCTGGGCAGTGGTATCGGACGATCCGACCGCTATGGACAAGGTAAAATTGTTCTTCGAGATGTTCTCACAGCTCCCTTCATGGTTTACCAATTTGTGGATTCTTGTTGTGGCTAGTATATACGGTATAAAAGGAACACAAATCTTCAGAAATGGTGGAGGAAAAAAATAATGTGGAACTGGATAAAAAAATTATTTAAACCTTGGAATTTGAAAAAACAAGAAGATAAGCCTGATTATTCTAAAATGACCAAGGGAGATTTAAAAAAATTACTTGCTCAAGGTAAAATAAAAGATATTTACAATCCTGATAAATAATATATAGATTCGGTATGAATCTTAAAATGGCTTTGATAAACGCATTAGAAGATAGATATAATGCAAGAATATCAGAAGCAGATGCAACAATTAAAATATACTTGACTAATTCAGTAGGGATTGGTGAACATCCACAACATTTAGATGAGATTGATAAACAACTAGCTATTATTACAGATTCAGAAGAAAAACTTTCAGCTCTACAAGCGTTTAAAATATGATTCAAGGTGATAGCACCGAGTACGAAATATTAGAAGAGGCATGTAAGTCTTTGGAAGGAGATGATTTTTTTACTGCAGAGATTGGAGTAAGAAAAGGCGCTGGTTCAAAAATAATTCTTAATTCACTTTTATTTAAAAAACATTGGCATATTGGAATAGATCCATATGGTAATTTAAATTATCAACATTATGACACTGTAGAAACATGCACTGCTGATTATACAAATGACATGAAACATGAATTAATTAAAGATTTAGATTACCCAAATTTTTCATTATTACAAATATGTGATAATGAATTTATGAAAAGATTTTATGATGGAGTTCCAATTTATAGGGATAAAAAAGAAATAAGAAATAAATATGATTTAGTTCATTTTGATGGACCACATAAAAGTATAGATGTTATCAAAGAATCTATTTTTTTTGGAGAAAGATCACACAAGGGCAGTGTATTTATTTATGATGATTATCCTAAATTTGATATGGATTCAGTATTAAAAATAATTGTAAATGATTATGGGTTTATGCCATTAAAACAAGGTAAAAATAAATTTTCACTTAAAAGAAATTAATGTTAGACCATTACACAGTTGAAGCTATAAGAAATTCTATAAATAAACAAATATCAAGTGTTAAGGAACATATATGCTATGGGGTTGAAACAGAATCTCAATTAATGTATGCTCGAGGCAGACTCAGCGGATTAGAAACGCTGCTTCAGGATATTAAAAACCTGCATAAGGAGGATAACGATGGTACAATTGATAAAACCTAAACTTACTGATTTTGGTAAAGACCAAAAAAAAGAAG